ATGAGCGCATGGTCGCCCCGGTGCAGCCTGGCCTCGTCACCGACCCCGGCACGTTCGGCCTTGACCTGATCGCATGGAAAGGCCAGGCGGTCGGCTCACTGTTGCACCGTGGTAACGCCTACGGCATCGCCACCGAGACCGATTCGCAGGCCAACGTAACCCGCGTGAGGTGGCTGCATCCCGATCTCGTGACCGTCGACGAGTCGCAGGCGGCGCCCCGGTACTACGTGAACGGGCGCGAAATACCGCGCGAGATCATCATTCACATCCCCGGTATCTGCCCGCCCGGCAGTGTTGTCGGGCTGTCCCCGGTGTCATTGTTTCGTACCGAGATCGAGACGGGCCTGCGGGCCGGCGAGCTGGCGCGGCAATGGTATAAGGATGGCAGCGCACCCTCGTCGATTCTGTACCGCAAGGACAGGCCGCTTGTCGCGGGCGAGGGCGCCGTCGCCAAGGCGCGGTTCAAACAGGCCGTGAAAGATCATGACGTGCTCGTCACCGGTAACGACTGGGGCTATCTGCCGCTGTCGATTTCGCCGGCCGATGCTCGTTTCCTTGAGCAGTCGCAGGCGATTGCAACCACGGTGGGCGCAATCTTCCACGTCGCGCCCGAGGAGATCGGCGGGCAGTCGGGCAGCTCGATGACGTATTCGACGCTTGAGTCGAACGACTTGCGGTATTCACGCAAGGCGGTCAGGCCAACTGCGGAACGTTTCGAGTCGGCAATCACTCGGCTACTCCCGGATAGTGTTTACGTGAAATTCAATTTCGATGCGCTTGTGCGCTCGGAATTGAAAGCGCGAATGGACAGTTACGCGGTCGCCCTCGACAACGGCATCCTCACGCTTGACGAGGTGCGAGCACTTGAGGACAGGGCGCCCCTCACCCCCGAGCAGGTCATTGCCTGGCAGGACCAATATGTGGTGCCTCGCCCCAACGGCGCGGGCGACACCAAGGCCGCCCGGCAGGACTCGGCGGCCCGGTTGCTGCAACAGGTCTACCTGGCCGTTGGCACCGTCATCACATCGGACGAGGCGCGCGCCATCGTCAACGCCTCGGGCTCGGCAAGCCTTCCGCTGCCCGGCCCTGTGTTCACATCGAAAGGACCATCGTGACCAACGCAATCGAGATCCGCACCGGCAAGGCCGAGCGCGTCGAGCTGCGCGCATCGGCTGACGGTGGCCTCGGCGTGCTCGTCGGCTACGCGCTCAAGTTCAACACCCTGAGCCGCAACCTCGGCGGGTTCGTCGAAACCATCGCACCGGGCGCCGTCGACAAGTCGCTCGCCGACAGTGTGCGCGTCATGGCCCGAACGAACCATGACAACAACTGGCTACTCGGCACGTCCGACGCCGGCACGTTGCGGCTCGCCGTCGACGGCACAGGGTTGCTGTACGAGATTGACATTCCTGACACGTCGGCGGGTAGGGATACGCGGGCGCTCGCCGAGCGCGGCGACCTGCGTTACTCGTCGTTCGCCTTCCATACGCCGCCCAACGGTGACGAGTGGAGCCTCACCCCCGAGGGTTTCCCGCTGCGCACCTTGAACGCGCTGCAGCTCGTCGACGTGGCGCCGGTCAACGATCCCGCCTACCTCGACACCTCGACGGGCTTGCGGTCGCTGGCCGCCGTCACGGGGCTGGACGTGGCCGCGCTTCATGCGGCCGAGCCGGCAACCATCCGATCACTCATTCTCGGCGAGACGCCGCAGCCACCCGCGCAGGTCGACAACCACGCGGGCGAAGCAAGTCTCGCCGCTCAACGCAACCGCGCGCGAGTGGAACTCGCCCGCCAAGCGCTGACCCTCTAGCACCACCCCCGCGCGCAGGTCGCCAACCACGCGCACAACCCAAGAAACCTCACGCGCTCGGCCAATCGGCCGGGCGCGTTTCCGCGCTGCCCTTGAAAGGGGACAAGCATGAGCACCAACGAAAACCTCAAGCGGATTGTCGACCTGCGCAATCAGGCGTTCGCCGACATGAAGGCAACCAACGACGCGGCCGAGGCCGAGGGCCGCAGCATGACCGCCGACGAGCAGGCCCGGTTCGACAAGGCCAGCGGCGACATGGACGCGCTCAAGGTGCGCGCCGACAGGATCATTGCCACCGAGCGGGCCGAGCGGGAGACCGCCGATCTGATCGAGCGGCACCTCGGCACCGACGCGCACCGGACCCCCGAGGGCCAGGGCAGCGACCCGCTGACCCGGTTCCTCAAGGGCGAGTCCCGCACCCTCGACATTCAGGCGCCCGCCGTCGGCCTGCGCGCCCTCGTCGCCGAGGCGCGCAAGGCGCCCCACCTGCGCGACTTGACCAAGCTGTCGGCGGGCGCGGGCGGCAACCTCGTCCCGACCACGCTCTACGGGCAGATCGTGCAGCACCTCGTCGACACCTCGGGTGTCATTCAGGCGGGCGCGACCATCATCAACACCTCGGGCGGCGAGCCGCTGGACATTCCGAAGACCACCTCGCACGGCGCGGCCGCGCTCGTCACGGAAGGCAACGGCATCGCCGAGTCCGACCCGGTGTTCGGCAAGGTCACCCTCGGCGCGTTCAAGTACGGCCAGCTCGCGCAGCTGTCCATCGAGCTGCTCAACGATTCGGCGTTCGATGTCGTGCCGTACGTGGCCGATTCGACCGGCCGCAACGTGGGCCTGGCGCTGGGTACCGCCCTGGCTGTGGGCGCCGGCACCACCGTGCCGCGTGGCATCACCATCGACTCAACCCTCGGCAAGACGGGCTCGGCATCCGTGGCCGGCGCGTTCAGCGCCGACGACCTCGTCGACCTGATGTTCAGCGTCGGCCCGCAGTACCGGGTGTCGCCGCAGTGCGCCTGGCTCATGCGCGACGCAACCATCGGCGCCGTGCGGAAGCTCAAGGAAGGCACGACCAATCAGTACATCTTCCAGACGGCTGCCACCGTCGGCGCCCCCGACACCCTGCTCGGTAAGCCGATCTACTCGGACCCGAACATTGCGGCTGTCGGCCTGGCCGCCAAGTCCGTTGTGTTCGGCGACATTTCCCGCTACTTCGTCCGCATCGCGGGCGGCGTGCGGTTCGAGCGGTCCGACGAGTTCGCATTCAATGCGGACCTCGTCACGTTCCGCACGGTGATCAGGGCCGACGGCGCGCTCGTCGACCTGACGGGCGCGGTCAAGCACTTCATCGGTAACGCCGCCTGACCTCCCGCCATTGAGCGCCAGCCCTGCCGCCGCCATGCCCGACGGCGGCAGGGCTGTGCTCGACCCACCGAAAGGACCGAGGCCCAATGGCTTTCGTCATGCTCGTTCAGTTGTCCGGCACCCGCGACGGCCTTGATTGGCCTGCGCCCGGTGAGCCGGTTCCCGCCGACGCAGGGCGGGATGAGGTGGCCGCGCTCGTGCATTCCGGGCTGGCCGCCCCCGAGTCGGCCGCAGCGCCGGCCGCCGAGGTGTCCCCGTTCGAGGCGCCCGAGCTTGCGGTTGCGCCGCCCCCGAGCCGCCGCAGGCGCACAGCAGAATCGAGGTAGGTCAATGGCTCTCGTGACGCGCGCCGAGGTTGTTTCGTTCGCCAAGATCACGGGCACGCTGACGACCGACCAGAACAACATCATCGACAATTTCATTGCTGCAGCGGTTCCCGAGCTTGAGCGCGTGGTTGGGCCAATCGAAACGGCGACCCGCACCTACACGACCGGCTCGCGCAGCGGGGCGCTCGTGTTGCCTTGGCGGTTCGCTTCCATTACCTCGGTCACTGTTGACGGTGTCGCAGTGAGTGCGGCCGACTATGACGCGGTGAGCGGCGCAGCGTCGGGCATCCTCAACCCTGCCAACGGTTACGCGCCTTGGTCGTACGGCACGAGCGTGGTTGTCACTGCCGTTGTCGGTTCGGCCAGCACGCCGGCCAACGTGAAGCTCGCCGCCCTTGAGCTGTGCGCCTACCTGTGGCAGTCGACGCAGCAAGGGCAGCGGTCAGCGTGGCAGGACGGCGGCGTCCCCGTGGGGTTCGCTATGCCGCAGCGGGTGCTCGACCACCTGGCGCCCGCCCCCGATCTGCCAGGGTTTGCCTGACATGCCGGCGACGACAACGTGTGTCGCGGCATTCAAGGCCGGCCTCGAATCGGCAGCGACAACGGCCATCACTGCCGCGCTGCCCGCCGTGCGCGTCACGTACGACTACGGCGAGCCTGACACTTGGTCGGACGACACGGTGTTGTTCATGCGCACCCGCAGCGAGATCGTGCCGGGCGCAATGGGTTCGCAGCGGAACCGCACCGAAACAGTTTCGTGTGAGGTGCATTTCATCACCCGCCGCACAACGCAACGCGAGGCCGATCTCGCGGCGTTCACCATGCTGGGCGCTGTCGAGCATCACATCAGGATGACCGACCTCACCCTCGGCGGCATCGCCCCCGATCTCGGTTGCTGGCTTGTCGACCACGAGGCCGACGGCGCAACCGCCGATGACGATTTCATGACCGGCCGTGTGTGCGAGGTCATCGCCACATTTCAAGCGCGCGTGCGCATTCAGAACTAGAAGGGATCGACAGTGCCGACAGTCCAGAACG